ATTATTATTTGATTTATTGAACCACCAACCAGTATTACTAATATCAGTATCTGCCATTAGTGGCGCATTGCCATCATCTGCCAATAAGCCCATACCCCAACCATCAGGATATGATCCACCAAAAGTGTCGGCATCTATATAAACTTCATCAGCAAACTCCCAATACCATTTTCCCGTATTAGGTGGTATGCCCATAGTGGCGGTAAACCACGCCGAACTATTACCACTAATATCATTAGCCGTTGCTCTAAGATTACATTCAGAAAAATCATTTCTGTTAGTTATCGATTCTGTTAGAGCATTGATTGTACAAAAGTTATTCGTCGGGCTATCAAGTACCTGATCTGTAGCAACCAGATTAGTTACAGAGAAGTCGTTGGTATTGCCGGAACTATCCGCGCCAAGGCCACCTGTCCAGTCTGAATGGATCAGGAGTAAAGTGTTAGCGTCAGCGGTAAATGCTGTAGTGGACGGAGTGAAAGTTGTTCCGTCAGGATAACGGCAAGTATTACTAATACGGATTTCGTCCATGTATCCATCAATAACTCCAAGACCGCTTTGGTCATACGCCCCAATCTGCAAGGTCGTAGAAGTGTCACTCATAGTTTCAGTAAAAGCGTTAGTACCGTACTGAACGCCACCAACGTAATGCCTGAGTGTGTTGCCATCTCTTGTTACAGCAACGTGATACCAAGTGTCATTATTAAGAGTAATAGAACTGCTGTTGTATTCATCTTGATCTGTAGACCAAAAATCAAACGTATTCTCATTACCACGATAAATCCACTGCCAACCATCAGGGCTGTCGTGATTTGCAAGCAACGCATTAGCGCCAGACGCTCCTGAACCAGTCTTTTTATTGGCAAATCTAATCCACATCTCCAATGTAAATTCACCAGTTCCAAAGCCCCAATCACTACTATGTGGAGAAGTTAAAAAATCACCAGTGCCGTCAAACTTAATGGATGAACCGCCGATCTTCTTTTGAACGCGGGTATTTGCTGTGTCACCGCTAGCGGTTATGGTGTGGTCATTGTATACATTAGTAAAAGCGTGAACTTGATAATCTGTTCCGCTAATATTTACCGTAGATATAGTGCCGCCAGTTGCTTGTGGAGATGAACCGGCATAACGAATAAGGACAACGCCTGACCCACCAGCACCCGATCCCCCAGAACTAGTGCTAGTTGATCCGCTGTGGTAAGACGAGCCACCACCGCCGCCTGAACCAGTACTGGCCGTTCCAGCCACGCCTTGAGTTGTTGCTCCCGAGGTTCCATCGGTTGCGCCACTTGCTCCGCCACCACCCGAACCTCCCGGCCCAGCGGTATCTCCTTGGCCCCCGTATGTGACATATCCACCGCCACCGCCGCCAGCAAATAATCCAGATACACCATAACTGGTTCCAAATGTTCCACTATGATCTGCGCCAGCGCCACCAGCACCACCTGTAGTTCCGCTACGAGTTGCGCCAGCACCTCCAGCGCCACCGCCTCCAGCGCCTAAATAGTTATCTGCATCACCACCATCATTGCCTTGTCCAGAAGTTCCATCTGCACCAGAAGCGGAGCCACCAGCACCACCACCACCTGAACCACCAACTTTAGCCGCTGTACTAGCATGAGAGCCTCCCCCACCACCTATTGCAGTAAAGGAAGAAAAAACACTATTTGACCCGTTATTTCCTGCGGCTCCGCTATTATTAGAAGGGGCTATAGCGGCTCCGCCAGCACCAATAGTTATAGGATATGACGTTCCTGACGTAACACTTGTTGACCCAGAAAGTAAACCACCAGCACCACCACCGCCACCGCCGTAGTTATGTTTATCTCCCGCTCCTCCAGACCCGCCACCAGCAACAACTAAATAATTAACAGTTAAATTTGATGAAGGAACAAAAGACTCAGAATAAGTATCGTTACTAAAAATATTCGCTAGTTCCGTACTTGAGAATTTCTCGTAGAAGCCGTTATTTCCATAGGTCAGTCCTGTTACTTCGATAGGAACCCATTGGTTAGTGACTGAATTTGTTTCACCAAAGGACGCAGGTGTAAGGGCAGTACCGTCGATAAAGTGAAACTCTGCAAGATATCCATCATAGTAATCACCAATAGAACTAGAGTAATGCGCTCCGACTTGCATGTTAGTTTTGGAAAGCAACGGAAAATCTGTATCTTGGGCCGGATAAGTTTCTGTCGAAAAATCCGTAACTTGACTTCCGTTTATATAAAACTTTACCCTGTTCGACGCCGTAGATTGAGTAACATCAATCGCAATAACAACGTGATACCAAGCGGAGGGATCGCGAAAAACTTGCTCGGTTACAAGTTCTACATTTGTTGAACCCGATATTTTTCCGTACATTTGAATTTTATCGGCATCAAAACCAACATACGTTCTATTGTTAGCATCAGCATGATTACTAAAAAATCCCCTACCTCCACTAACTACACCGCGTTTTGTCCAGAAAGACAAAGTTCCAATATCGTTAGATGTGGCTGTTCCGGCTGTTCTGTTCAAATAAGCGGAATCTCCGTTATTGAATCTCACCGACTGGTCGATTTCATAGCCAGCCGCCTGACCAGATGATCCTGCTAGAACATTATTAAATACAGGCATTACGAAAGATTTAGTGTTGCTACAGCGTGGATGTTAGACGCATCAAGTATAATGTAATCTATCCTATCTACAGCCGCCGCTGTAGTCGTTAGAGTTGGTGCAGTTCCTCCTGCAAAGTCCCAGTCGCTTCCCCAACTGGCTGTCCTCGATCCTGTACCGTCCTGCGTGATGAAAATGCTCCCGCTTTGTCCTGCTGTGTCATTTGAAGGATTTGCAAACTCTGCGTTGTGGGCAAGCGTTACGCTAAAGTTATTACTGTTTGCCATATCAATAGTAATAGTTGTTGCTGAAGATAGCGCAGTTATTTCTCCGCGCTGTCCCGCTGTCCAAGTTTGAGCATCGGATAAATCTGGTTTAGCATCTAACTGAGTTTGAATGTTAGATGTCACTCCGTCAGTGTAGTTGAGTTCTGCTGTAGTAGCCGTTACTCCATCTATGATGTTTATCTCAGATGTGGTAGCAGTAACTCCATCCATAATATTTAGTTCAGAAGTTGTAGCAGTAACACCGTCCATAATATTCAATTCAGACGTACTGGCTGTAACTCCATCTAAGATATTCATTTCTGCTTCACTAGCAGTGACCGCAGTAGTCCCAGAAAGACCAGAAAACTGAGTCTTTAAGACTCCTTTGACAAGACGCAAATGGTCATCGCCTTCACTTACAGGGTCTGTCGCCGTTGGATTTGAACTATTTAATTGGCTAATATAGGAGGCTGTTTCCAATCCCATTATTATTCTCCTAGGCTAATTCAAATATTCCAGTTGCACTAGGGGTAACTGTCAATGTGTTATCCTGTGCAAGAGTAAATTGAGAAGTTGTTAATTTAGAAAAGCAAACAAGTTTACCGCCTGCTTGGTATACAACCGCGTATTTAATATTAGGAATAGTTCCACCAGTAGCAGTCCAAGTAACAGCAGTAGAATCAAATCTGTATTTATTGGTTGCAACAGATGCCCAAGTTCTGGCAGTAACAGATGCGCCTCCAGTGGCGTAACCATTTCCGTTAGCAACTTCATTTCCTAATGATGCCTGAGTAGATAGAGCAACATTGTTTGCGTTAGCACTTGCCGCGCTAGTATGCAAAGCCATGTAAAAACCAGTACCAGTACCATCTAGGTCAAACTGGCCGTTTCCTAAATATTCTCTAAAACTATTATAAAAAGTCCATGCTGTAGCCGCCATTTAAGCCGCCTCCTTAAGTATTTCTGGATGTTTAATAATGTACGATATTAGTCCATCACCGTGAACGGACAGTTCGTAGTGATCTCCAGTTGTACTAACTAATTGTACAAACTCTTTTGCTTGTTGAAAATGGGCTACGGTACATCTAAATTTTCTATCTCCCAAAACAACTTCTATTTCCTGCTCTTCATCATTTTCTGGTTGTGAATATGCATGATGTTCATCCATAATACAACTATCAAAACCAAAAATTTCAAACTTGCAAAATCCTAGCATTCTAAGTAAATGGATTGCTCTAAATGTAACAGTAGAGCCTCCCATTACGGGGTAGTATTGACCATTATACTTTTCTTCTAACAAATGCTCGTTATCTGTATCACCCGCGCAATGCCATATGTAAGCTTCCTGGCCAGAAAGTTTGTCAAAAACGCTAGGATGACATTGAGAAGCAATGAAATATTTGCATTTATCTAATGTTGGCTCAACAAATCTTTTATTAAATTCTCTGCTATCCAACATAATCATAGCAGAAGGATTTAATCCCCTATCT